ATTTTATATTTTGATTGTAGATTCTTATCCTTAACCAAACATAAGATCTCAGCTTCTAATGGATGTAATCCCTCTAGAATCTGAATAAACATAGTCTCTCTACGAAGACCATTCAGTCTATCATTACCACCTTTAATAAAGTTAAAAAACTTTGTGTACTCCTTACGAATAGTAGTACGGTCTCTAGTCATGTCCATAGCATTACCCATTGACATGGTATTATTAAATGCCATAGTATTAGTCTGCTGATTGATATTAGTAGTCAGAGTACCAGTAGTATTCTGCTCATCTTTCAAACTAGAATATGGAACTTCACCAGGTGGTAACACTGTTACCACACTGTCATCATAATTCCAAATAAACAATGTCCTTATGGAAGGATCATCATATTTTTTAAGAACTTCAATCTTTTTTGCCTTTGATCTTTGTTTTGATGCAAGATCAAGAACTTCAAAAGCAAATGGATTAGGAGCAAGTTCTGGAATAGGTTTCGGTTCTCGTTTAACCGTCGTCTTCTTCGTCTTCGCTGGTGTCATTTTTTTCAAACCTCACGGCTACAATTTCATCTGGAATTAAATTCCCATTTTCATCATACATTTCAGGATGAGTGTACACTGTCTGTGGTGTAGTTTCATAAGAATGCTCTCTTGCAAGCCATCCTATCATACCTCCTACTAAAAGTGCAAGTAAAGACATTACTGTTGTAATTGTCAATGTTACTATGGTCATTTCCATAATGCTCCTCCACTGGATGTTTTCTTTTTAGTGATGTGTAAAGAAAACTCAAAAGTAAAGTTTATTTCTCTCTTGAAGAAAGAAAATATTTTTTCAAACCTTATACCTACAGGTTTGACCTTTTGAGTTTTGGGTGGTCTTCCTCCTGCAAGTATTAATTCTACTCCTCTATTTATAGGTATGTCAGAGGATTGCTTTTTCTTGGAGATATTTGATTGACTCACTACATCCTCCCAATTTTTTTCCATTTAATACAATTTGAGGAAACGTAGTTCCTTCTCCGAACTCTCCATAGAAACTAGGTCTATTAAAGTCCTTACCTAAAGTGTAAATTACATGATTTAGTTGTGATAATTCTAGCACTTCTATAATCTTTTCGCAATAGGGGCAACCTGGTTTTGAGTAGACAGTAAAGTTTAATGAGCCACTTGTCATCGTTGATACCTTTTTGTAAAATACTATTTAACCTTGCCAGATCATGTCAGGCATTGGATGTTGTCCTGGTCTGTTGATAATTAATAAAATAGCATACCCTACAAACCATATAATATTAAACAACCATGCTTGTCTCCAGAGATACTTTCGTATTCCCATAGCAAAGAACACATTCCTTACTGCTTTAGGATCATCTTCATTACCTATTGATCTAAAAATCTGTTCAATAATGACAGCAATTATTGTACCTATCACTAATGGATAAAATACAAAGTTTGCAAATGACATAACTGATATTAAGAAAGTCATTTTTTAAATACTCCTAGTTTAGATAGTAACCATAATGTAACTATTGTCCACCCTATAACATACCACATAATTAATCTAATGAATCTAAATTACCATGCTTGACTGGTTTATGATTCTTCATGCCATCATGATTACCATCACCTGGTAATTTACCAAAAGCACAATATTCAATTGCTTGAATCGATCCTTCCAATCTTTCTAACTGTTTATCTAATTCTATCCATCTATCATATGCAGCTCTCAATTCCTGCTGCTCTGTTTCCAATTGATTTACTCTCTTAGTAAATCGTTGAAGTAACTGTTCATAATTTTCAGTTGTCTTCATGAAATTTTTTCCTCCGAATAATAATTTGGTCATTAGCATGATCGGGAACAAACTCCAACACATCATCATGAGGCCACATCATTTCCTCATATAAAGCATTGAGTCGATCCATATCTTCCCAAAGATTATTAATGTGTACACTATCATCGTCAGTCATAAAAAAATCTATTGGATAATGTTTTTATTATACGCTATTTATTAATCTAAGTCAATCTTGTCTGGACATAATAACGCACCTGCAAGTTCTCTTGCTTGTAAATTATGTTTACACAACTTATTCATCCAGATTCTTTCATCTAAACTGACGGTATCATCTGATATCATACGACAACATATGTCAGTAAGTTCTAATCGGTATCTTGTACTTAACATGGTTGATTGCCTGTGGTAAAAGTGCATACTCTCTTCTTTGAATTGCTTTAGTCAAAGATTCTATATCATCATCAGGAAGGATAGGAACCTTTCCCTGTAGTATAATTTCACCTCCATCTAATTGATCATTAACATAATGCACTGTGCAACCAGTAACATCTTCACCAGCTTCCATTGCCTGTTCTACTGCACGTAGTCCTTTATACTTTGGAAGTAATGATGGATGAACATTTATTATAGGAGAAGGAAATGCGGATGGATTCTTAATAACCCTCATATATCCTGCAAGAATAATAAGATCTACCTTATAGGTTTCAAAAAGTATTATCATGTTATGTTCATCTTTATGGTGAACATAGCAATGAGGAATACCAAATTTCTCTGCTCTCCTTACAGCACCACACTTCTTTTTATTATGTATCATCAAGACAACTTCATCTTGATTGCATGTACGAATAATGTTTTCAAAATTTGTTCCGTTTCCAGAACACATGATTCCAAGTCTCATATTAGTATGTTCCTCTATACAACCATGAATCATCGTTTGCATCACGATGTAGTTTTTCGTTTCGTTCATCAAGAACTTCATTAATAAGTTCTTTCAGTTCTACCTTAAGAGCATCCGTTAAGATGTTTATCTTAGGTGGTATGTAATCTGGGATAGCAGCACGTTGTTCTTCTAAACTTTTAGTGCTTTTACCACCACCATATGACATTCCTTGAGTGTCAATTTTCATAACTATTTTGTTTTTTAAAGAATTCACTCATAGATGATTGTAATTGACCTTCATTTTCTTCGGGGTCAAGTTTATTATATCCTTTTATTTTCTTCCACTCATTATAGAGTGCTTGCAGTATCCATGATTGAGATAGACTCTTAGGCCCATTCTCTAGCAATTCAAGATGCCTTTCGTTACTAGTGTAACTTTTGTATTCTTCTCTCCAATTGGAGTCATCATAAAGTTTATTCATAAGTAAAGGTCTTCCCCTTAATTTTGGTGTCATTTTCACCAGTTCTACCTGGTTTCATGGTTCCTGCTGTGAACCTCTTATTCTTTGGCCCTTTGCCAAGTCCACCCTTTCGAGTTGCTGATACTGTAGCAGTTTTTTTGGTTTGTGTCAAGACCGCATCCTGACCATACTTCTTACCAAGTGCTTTTATTGCTTTCTTAAATTTCCTCTTACCTTTTTTACCAGAGGTGACAACGTGACTACGTTCTTTGACCTTTGTAGTTTTACCAGTCTTTTCATCTTTCTCATCCCATCTTCCAGTTACCTTAGTAGCACCAGGAAGACCCTTGCCACGAATGTCTTTATCTAATTGCTTAGCTCGTGCCTTGTTCTCTTTCTTTGATTTGTCACCACGACTTCCAGAGATGATTGCCATCCCTCCTTTATCAGATTTACTTTTGATTCTGCTTAGACTACTCTCTTGAACTTGAGAGCATTCTAGCATAAATTTTGAATATGTCTTCATCGCATGTGACAGTTTCTGAAGTTATTTATCTTCTTCGATTATATCCAAATCCAATCCATCTAAAAGGTGTTCATAATTTTTAAATGAAATACCTTTCTTTCCTAAAAGAATCATTTTTGATATAGTCATTTCTTCACTGTAAAAAATAACTGGTTCATTTAGTCCTGCGTCTCCACTCATATTTTTTTGATATTTTATAAATTATTTACGCATTTAAGGTTTGCTTAATAGTTTTAGCAATCATGCTCATTATTTTTTCTTAAGTATAACACAATCTTTTCTAAAGTGTCAATACCATTATTTCTAATGACAGAAGAGCATCTCACACAAATATCATTCAACAATTTAGTA